TGAAGACGTGGACGAGAACGACACGGAACCGAGCCAGGCGCTCGCGGAAGGAGACGCAGCGGCAAGTGCGGTAACTCCGCCGACCGAAGGGGCTGCGACCTGCGAGGTGGAAGCGCAGCCGACAGAGAGCGTGGACAAGGTCGGTGGGATCTCAAGTCCGACAGGCGCCGCAACGCTGCAATCCGTGAGTGTGGCAATCCTGGCTATGACAGAGGCCGCGGTCACACTGCGTGAGGTGACGCAAGCGCTGGTCGACGGGTTCGAGGAGATGAAAAACGCTATCGGCGTCGGGGGGCCGGCGGCGGAGCGTATCGAAGAGACCGATGAAGGAGGTGATCCATCATCTGAAACGAAGGATGCGGACCAGGGCGTGGTTCATCTGGCGGATGGCGCTGATGCGTCGACGGTCCGCCGAGCGCTGTTCGACATGTTCGGCGTACAACGGGCGGGCGCCGGCGACGACACGAGGGGAGAAGAGTGATGGAAATGACGGTGGAGCAACTTCAGGAGGTAGTCCGCGAAGTGATCCGCGAGGCGGGGCTGGTACAGGCCGCTCCGGAGGGGTCGGCGGGCGAGTTCAAGCACGCGTTGTTCGCTGGTGCGACCAACGCGCGACGGGCCGAGACGATGAGCCTCGGTGTTGGAAAGCTGATCCGGGCGCTGGCCGCCGCGAAGGGCGACCCGGAGCGGGCCGCCGCGTGGACGAAGAAGCACTTCCACGACGAGGCGATCGAGAAGGCGCTGCTGGCGTCCGACGGGGGGTCTGGCGGTTTCACGGTGCCGGAGGATTACACCACCTCGGTGATCGAGTTCCTGCGGCCGGCATCTGCGATCCGGCGCATGAACCCCATCATCGTGCCGATGCCGAACGGCAACATGACGCTGCCGAAGCAGACTGGCGGCGCGGCTGCCAGTTACATCGGGGAAAGCTCGAATCTGCCAGCGACAGGCGCCTCGTTCGGGCAGGTCAAGCTGTCGTGGAAGAAGCTGGGAGCACTCGTCCCGGTGTCCAATGATCTGCTGCGGTTCAACGCGGTGGGCGTGGACACGATCGTTCGCGACGACCTCGTGGCGGCTCTGGGCCAGCGGTCCGACCTGGCGTTTCTGCGGGATGACGGCACGGACTTCACTCCCACGGGTCTGCTCCACTGGGTGATCGCTGCCAACACGTTCGGCGCGAATGGGACGGTCAACCTCGCGAACGTGACGACCGATCTTGCGACGATGGTCCTGAAGCTCCGGTCCTCGAACTGCCGAATGCTGCGGGTGGGGTGGATCATGTCGCCGCGAACCGAGATGTATTTGATGACGATTCGGGACGGAAACGGGAATTTCGCTTTCCGCGACGAGATGCTCCGCGGAACCCTGTGGACGTTCCCGTTCGCTGTCACAACGCAGATCCCCGAGAACCTTGGAGCCGGCACGAACGAGACCGAGCTGTATCTGGCGGATTTCGCCGACGTTGTGATCGGCGAGGCGCAGACGCTGCTCGTCGACGTGTCGACCGAAGCCGCGTACCATGACGGTTCGGCAGTCGTCGCGGCGTTCTCGCGCGACGAGACCGTCATCCGCGCGATCCTGCTCCACGATCTCGGTATGCGGCACAACGGCTCGTTGGCCGTGCTGACCGCGGTCAAGTGGGGCGCCTGAGCCACTGGTGAGTAACGACCGGGGGCGGGATTACTCCCGCCCCTATTGAAAGGAAGGGTGGGAGAATGAATGCACGGAACATCGGGGCAGAAATTACCGCCAAGATCGGGGCCATCGGGACTGCTGTAGCCGCTGGGGCAGGGGACAATACCGCGCTGGTCGGACAGGTTGTTGATCGTTTGGCGTTCGGCGACGGTGCGGGAGCGCCTCTGTCGGCTGTGGGAGTCGCGATCTTCAAGACCACGCTCGCGGATGGAAAGACGTTGTCGCTGACGTGGAAAATCGAGCACGGAAACGATGTCGGGCTGTCGGACACCGCGGACCTTCAGACCAAGGCGAAAGCGGTTGTCTCGACCGGCGGCGCCGGCGGATCGACCAACTACGGCGCGGAGACTCTGGACATCGACCTCAGTGGGTGCAAGCGGTATATCCGCATTACGGTCACTCCTGACCTCGACGCGGCGAACACCGATACGGCGTCGCTGTCTACCGCGCTGATTTTCGGTGGGTTCGCTAGGGTGCCGATCGCCTGACCACTATGGTGGAGGTAGAACGTGAGCAAAGTCGCAGTGAAGTTCCTGACAAAGACGCCACCATATAACGCGGGAGAGATCGCTGGATTCGCTCAGGGGGTCGCCGAATCGCTGGTGATCTCCGGTGTGGCGGTCTACTACGCGCCGGCGGTCCTGGAACACGATCGGCAGTTTGATGCGAGTTCGGGAGAAGTCACGAAGCCGGCCGTCAGCAGGGCGCAGATTGGGAGCACCAAGGCGCACCGAGGAGCGGGCCGGAAGGGATAGGTGCAGTCGTGATCACAGCGGAAACGATGCTCGTGGCTCCGATGATGGTAAGCGTGGCCGATGCGACTGCTGCGTTGTCGCTCCCGGCCGAATACGCTGATCAGGTCGAACGTTGGATTAGGGCTGTCACGGGGTCGATTTTGCGGATGGTAGATCGCGAGAAGTTTGGGTTGCTGTCGACGGTCGTCGAAGAGTTGGCCGGGTCTGGACGCCAGAAACTGCTGTTGGCGCGAGGGCCCGTCGTCGGGACTCCGGTGGTGCTGGAAGACGACGCGGCAGTGACGGATTTTGTCATCGCGCCACGGTGGGCGATGTTGTATCGCGAAGCCGGTTGGCAGAAGAACCTTGCGGTGGTCAACTCGTTCGGAATCCTGGCGGAACCGACCGGGGAAGCGGGGAACACGATCTCGGTGACATACCGGGCGGGGTTTGTTCCGTATGACCAGGACATTACCGTCGACGGCACGGTGGAACATCTGGTCGCCGACGTCCCGGAGGAAATCGTCGAGGCTGCGATCGAGCTTCTGGCGGCGCGGCTGACGCGGCGGCAGCACTCCTCAGGTGTCGCCTCAGAGACTGTCGGGTCGATGTCAATCTCCTACCGCAAGACAGATGAGATGCCGGAAGCCGCGCTCGCAGCGCTGGACCCATGGAAATGATCAGCGACCTCGGGCATTTGCTCGATGAAACCGTCCTCACTCGATCCTCAACTGGATTCAACGAGCGCGGCGAACTCGCATTCGACGGCGCCTATCGAGCGGTGAAGTGTCGAATCGAGCACCGGCCGAAGATTATCAATTCGATTGCCGGAGAACTCTCGGTTGGCTCGGTCATTATTCACACGTTTGAACAGGTAGGGCTTTCGGAAGAAGTGAATCTCCCGGATGGATCGACGCTGGTCGTCATGATGACCTCAGAGATGCGCGATTCCATGGGGCAAACGGTGTGCGAGATTGTGCTGGGGTCTGGACCGAAGGCATCCCAATGAGCGAGCCGATCACCATCACCGTCATCGGGGGCGGTCGATTGGCTCGCGCGTTACGGCGCGCGGGCGGGAGCGTTGAGGGGGTTGTTTCCAGCGTGCTTTACCAAGGCGCTGAAGCAATCGTGACGGAATCAAAAGAGCGATTCGTGCCGGTTAGGTGGGGCGCATTGCGCGCATCGGGACACACGTTGCGGCCGGTCACGAAGGCCGGGGTTGTGGAAGTGGCGATGGGGTTCGGCGGTCCGTCCGCTCCGTACGCGTGGCGGCAGCACGAGAACCTGGCCTACCACCACACTGTCGGGCAGGCGAAGTATTTAGAGAAGCCGACGCTGGAACGAGTCCCGGAAATCAGGCGTGAGGTGGAACGCGAGGTTGCGAAGGCGGTGGGCGCAAAATGAGCGGAGCGGCCGCTGTGGCGGCGGCAATTGAGATTAGCCAGTTAGCCGTAATCGGCACGTCGCTGTTCATCGGCGAGGCGCCGGTGATGGTTGAGGATGTGGTAGTCGTGATCGAATACGCTGGGCTCGGACCGCTCCGGGTGTATGGGAATCATTCCCAGGGGATTGACCGGTCGCGCGTCCAGGTGTTGGTGCGGCGGAAAGCGGCGGCTGCGGCGGATTTGCTCGCGTGGGAGATCTACCGGGCACTGGACCGAATGAGGAATGCTGGACTGCCGGGCGCCAGGATCGTCGCGATTGAGGCGCTGGGAACTCCGGCATTTTTAGGACGCGACGACCGCGGTTTCGCGCAATACGTGTGCAACTACGAGGTTGGAATTGCAAGGGAGGGTTCATGAGCAGAAAAAACGAAAATGCACCGGCCAGTACAGACCCGGTTCCAGTTGCGACGCATGGAGCGCGGAAGGCGGCACAGAAAGAAGACGCACTCGTGGGGCCGGACGATGTCGCGATCGCCAAAATCGGGCGCTGGGGCGAATACCGGAACTTCGAGTGCCTCGCCTGCGACTTTAAGACGTTGAACAGAGACACGGCGTTGGCGCACTACCAATCGGAACACGCTCCGGCACCTCCGGCGCCGGCGCCGGTAGAGGCGGTGCTGCTGGACCGATGGGGAAACGCGATCACAGAAAGGGAGGGATAACACATGGCAAGGACGGCACTGACTCCGGTAAATGCGCCGGGAGTTTTCGCCAGCACGAAAGCCGTGGCGGCGTTCACCGCGGCGGATGTGGCGAACGGGAACTCGGTGGCCTGCACTGGCAGGGAACTGATCTTGGCAAAGAACGCGAACGCCACTGTCGCCAAGACGATCACGATCGCATCGTCGGTCGATCCGTACAACAGAACCGGCGACAAGGTGATCTCGATCGGGGCAGCAGGTGAAGTCGTTATCATCAACCAGCATGATTTCACGGGATGGATTCAGTCGGACGGCAAACTCTACCTGAACGCGGAAAGCACTGACGTCTCGCTGTGCGTGATTGTGCTTCCGTTCTGAGTCGACGGAAGAACAACGAAACCTGTGAATTGAAAAGAAAGGGAGGGTCGAAATGAGCAACGCGGTACATGGGTACGGAACTCAGCTACAGATGGGTGACGGAATCGGCGGCTACACGACGGTCGCCGAAGTCACCGAGGTTGGTTCGCCGAAGGTCTCGGCGAACATGGTCGACGTCACCAATATGATGTCGACGAGTGGGTGGCGGGAGAAGCTGCCGACTTTGCTCGACGGCGGCGATGTGTCCTTCAAGGTTAACTACTTGCCGGCGGACGCGACGCACGACGGGACGGCGGGTTTCATCTCGTTGCTCAAGAACCGCACGCGGCGATCGTGGAAGATCATCCTGCCGGACGCGGGGACGACCACGTGGGTGTTCGACGCGTACGTCTCGGGGTTCGAGGGTGGCATTCC